GAGCCGTTCGTAGACAGTTCGTCCTGGAAGAAGTAGACCCGGTCCGCCTTCTTCGACGCGCCGTTGAAGGTGACGCCTAGCTGGCCGATGTTCGCCAGGGCCGTGTCGATCTGGTCCATCCGGTAGCTCATGTGGTGCTTCTGCCACGCCAGCTTCTTCACGTCCTCGCGAGTCACTGAGCCGAGCGCCCGGATCTGCTGCTGGATGAAGCCGCCCAGGTCGAACTTCGGCGTTGGGGCCACCTCAATCGGCAGTCGCTCCTGCTTGCCCTCGACGTAGCGCTGGAAGCCCTTCTTGCGGTCAAACCGGACACCCCAGTGCGAGCCGACAGCCGCGCCCTGCTCAGCGGCCTCGCCCTCGCGGTCCTTCCACCAGTGGACCCAGGTCATGCCCGGCGACTTGCGCTCGACACCCATGAGCATCTCTGCGCCCCACTGGTACGCGCTGGAGCCGAACAGGTCGTGCGGCGTGAGCTTCGGCGCGCCGCGCTGCTCCTGGCTCTTGCGGCAGTGCATCGGCAACACGAGCGCGAACCCGAACCGCTCGCGCCAGTCATCGAACCGGCGCATGAGTTCGGTCGCGGCCTTGGTGTCGTTCGGGTCACCCCGGTGCAGCTTGTACAACGGGTCCGCGAGCACAATGTCGAAGTGGTTGGTCGCGAACGACTTCTCCAGGAACTGGATGGCGTCCGGGTCGGAGTCGAGCGCGAGCCCGTCCGGCACGCGGAGGTACTGGACGCGGTCGGAGTTCTGGAGGCCGGTCTCGCGTAGCACACGCTTGACGCTCTTGGTGCCCTGTTCCACGTCGATCACAAGCGCCTTGATCGGCCGATCCGTACGGCCCTTCCATCCGGCGCGCAGGAACTCGCGGCCGTAGCAGGCGGCGCTGACCATGTGCATCGTGAAGGTGGTCTTGCCGTGGCCGGTCCAGCCGCCGACAACGATGCGGTGCCCGGCGTAGACCAGCGGGCCGAGCAGGAAGCCGTCCTCGCCCAGTTCGGGCAGCGCCATGATGTCGCGAGCGGGCACGATCTCCAGCCGAGGCGGCTTGCGTAGCTCGGTGGCGGGCAGGAACTGGCTGAGCTTCATCCCGGCGGCAAGGTGATCGGACACGTCCTTGCCGACGGCGGGCTGAAGCACCTTGACCGTGGCTCCGACGGCTTCGAGGGACTTGCGCGCTTGCTCGGCGTGCTCCTGGCCGGGGCGGTGGCCGGTCTTCGGGTCCTCCTTGTCCACGTCCTGGAAGATCGCGACCTTGAGCGGCTTGTCGGCGTCAGCGGCGACCTTGGCCATCTGCTGCGCGTAGGCGTCCCGCCACTTGCCTGCGCCGCCGGGGTTGGTCGTCGCGACCTGGCCCTTCTCGCGCAGGGCGTCGGCGTCTTTCTCGCCCTCGCAGAGGCAGATCAGCTTCCCGGCTTGGATCCCGGCGATGACCTCCGGCCAGCGGTAGACGACGCGGATGACGCCCTGGAGGTTCCAGATCCAGCCGCCCGCGCCGTCCGGTCTGCGCTGCCGGAACGTCTTGTGCGGGCCGAACCGGACGACCTCGAACAGCTTCTTGCCGAGCGCGTTCTCGTAGGAGTAGACGGCCTCGACCTCCAGCTTGTCGTGGTGCTCGGGCTCGCCCTCGAACAGGTCGCGCACGTCAAGCTGGAGCGCTGACGCGATCTGGTCGAGCGTGCATCCCTTGTGGCAGTAGACGAGTGCGTGCCCCTCGGCGTTCTGGGCCAAGTGCGCGGACGGGTCGCGGTCCTCGTGCGCCGGGCAGCGGAAGTCCCAGCCCTTCTCGGGGTTGCCGCGCGGGCGACAGTCGGCTGCCTCCAGACGGGCCAGGACGCGGTCTACGGCTTCGGACGGCATGCGCCAGCCTCCTCGGTCAGGGTGGCTGCATCACCCTGGCACACGACGTGCGCTAGGGGCGACGGGGACACCGGGACCCTACCTCCTGCCGGGACCTACCGCAAACCGGAAAAGGCCGCTATTTGCGGCTAATCGACAGGGGTCGCAGCGATGACCGTTCCGTAGTGTCGTCGCTCAGTCCCGACCCGCATCCCTCGGTCCTTTATCGGAGGGAAAGCGATGTACTCGACCTCGATCTCCAGGATCACCTTGAAGCGGTCGCCCTCCTGGAACTGACCCTCGACCTGGATCTCAGGGATAGCCCCCGTCATGAGCTTCAGCGTCGAGTCAACGAGCTTGTACTCGGAGCCAAGCTCGAAGCTCAGTTGCTCCTGGGTGCCTGGCAAGGCCACGCCGAGCGTGAGATCCATGTCCTCGATGGACTGAGTGCTGCCGTTGTCGGGGTTGCCTTCGTCGCTGCTCGCCATCGTCGCCTCCGGGCTCGGTGTGGGGGGTTGCAAGCACCGGTGCGGCCGGGTAGTACCGGGCGATCCACCAATCGAGTCCGAGTTCGTTGATGAACTGCCAGTTGGCGGCGCTCAGCTTCGAGCGCGGGATTCGGCGGAAGGCGCTGGTGTGACGCGTGTGGCATAGCTCGCAAACAGCCATGCCGGACCGGGGATCCCAGATCAGCGAGTGTCTCGGGAGGCCGCGATCACGTTCGACTTGGCGAAGGCGCTCGCGGCTGATGATGTGGTGGCCTTGTACGCGGCTTCTGGAGCCGCACACGGCGCAGGGACGTGCGGGACGACCAACCACCCTCCGGTGCCACTCGGAGGCCGTCAGCGGCCCTGGACGGGGCTCTGGCGAGGGTTCGCGAGGGGGGGCGGAGCAGTGGATCGGTCGGGACACAGACGGGCAGCGTACCTCTCCTGCCCGACGGCGGGGGAAACGGATTCGGTTGCCGTCCGACCCTGGTGGGAGGATGCTCCATACCGACCGAGGATGGCCCCAATGATTGCCGCTACGCCGTACCCGAAAGCTCTGGAGGAGTTCCCGATCCTGCGCCAGAGCACCCTGTCGCGCTACGACGAGTGCGGGCTGACCTCGCTGTTCGAGCGGATGTACCGGTCCACCTTTGATGACGGGGCGTCCGGCCGGGGGATCATCTGGCACAGATGGGCGGCGAAGGCCATGTACGTGATGGCCGAGGCCGGGGAGGACCACCTTGAGGTGGACGTGGGGATCTCGATTCTGCTGGAGACGCTGCGGCAGGCGGACACCCCGCCGGACGAGGTGGTGAACATCCCCATGCGGGAGATCCACGACCTCCTCTGGATGGTCAAGAAGTTCTGCTACGAGACCCGGTGGAACATCGCCGGGCTGGTGGACATCGAGCATCGCCTCAACCACGTCGTCCACTACCCCAACCCGGCGGGCGGCTGGGTCGAGCGGGTCATCTCCGGCCAGCTTGACGTGCTGTTCGCGGAGGGCGAGGCCCTCGACCACGGGATCGTCATCGACTACAAGACGGGCTGGTGGCTGCCGCCGCCGTCTGAGGTGTCCGAGGGCGGCTTCTTCCAGCAGCGCTTCTACGGCCTGCTGGCCATGCGCAACCACTCGACGCTGAACCGCGTGACGCTCCGCGAGTTCTACCCGCGCTACAGCCAGCCCAGGGAGGCGACCGTCTACCGCGAGCAGCTTGACGAGATCGAGGACACCGTGAGCGCCCTGGCCGAACGCTTCGACCGGTCCGTCCAGGAAGGGATCTGGCGACCGAGCCCAGGCGCGCACTGCTCCTACTGCCCCAGGCCGACAAAGTGCCCGATTTTCCCGACAGCCAGGCGCAAGGGCCGGATCTCGTCGGCGGAGGAAGCGTCGGTCGTGGCCGCGCAGGTGCTCGTGGGCGAGAAGGCGATCAAGCAGAACAAGGAGGCCCTGAAGGTCTGGACCGGCGAGCACGGCCCGATCCCGATCCGGGACGCGAAGGCCAACCGTGTCTGGGGGCACCGCGTGCAGCGCCGCGTCGAGCGGCCCACGCGCGAGCAGATGGAGCGCGCCATCGAGACCGGCGAGACGTTAGATGACCTGTACCGCGAGACCATCGGCACCCGGTTCGACATTCACGTGCCCAGCCCGGACATCGAGCCGGAGCCGGAGCCGGACCTGGTCGAGCAACTGGAGCGCAGCATCGCGCTCGCAGAGGAGAGGAAGCGGAGGGGCTAATGGTTCTGATGCCGTGCCGCGCCTGTCCGGCGTTGCGCCTCCCGCTGGACTTCTACTGGCGTAAAGAAGGAACGCTGTCGGCGGGACACAAGTGCTGCGACTGCATCAAGAAGCGGCAACGATCCCGCTACGCATCAGGCACTACGACCTGCGAGTCCGGTCGCGAGGGATACCTACGCAGGAGGAGGAACCGCACCCTCACGGTTCGCTATGGCATCACCCTCGCGGAGAGAGACGCCCTAATCGCCGCACAGAATGGCCGATGTGCGATCTGCGAAGAACCTAGCGCGAGACTGGTCACCGACCACGACCACGTAACGAAAATCGTGCGCGCCATGCTCTGCAATCGCTGTAACGTCGCCGTCGGCGTCCTAGAGAATCCACGGCGCTCGATGTGGGAGAACTACCTGGAAGTGAGGAGACACATGGCTGAGACCGAGGTAAAGCCAGAGTCCGAGGCTGCCCAACCGGAGCCTCAACCAGAGCCTGAGGACGAGCTACCGAGGGCGTTCAAGACCGACCTGGCGCGTCTGCGCCCCGTGCAGACGCCGCTCACGCAACCGGCGCGGTTCGCGTTCGACAACGAGCAGCTTGCGCTGATGAAGCGCACCGTCGCGCGCGGGGCCGACGACAACGCGTTCCTGCTGTTCCTCGAACTCGTTGGCCGCTACAAGCTCGACCCGTTCGCCAAGCAGGTGTACCTGGCCAAGATGCCGGGCAAGGACGGCGAGCCGCCGATCTGGACGACCATCGTCGCCCGCGACGGGCTGCTGGCCATCGCGAACCGCTACGACGACTTCGAGGGCATGGAAGGCGATGTGATCTACGGCACCGACCTGATCAGCCGCACAAAGGATGGATTCGAGCACACGTACGAGGCGATCCAGGCGAAGGACCGGTTGAAGGGCGACATCGTCGGGGCGTGGTGCCGCGTGTCCCGCCGGGGCCGGAAGCCGACGTTCTTCCTGGCTAAGTTCGCGAGCTACAAGACGAACAACAAGACGTGGACGAAGTACCCCGACGCGATGATCCTGAAGGTGGCCGAGAGCATGGCGCTCCGCAAGGCGTTCTCGATCACCGGGCTGGTGCCGGAGGACGAGGTAGGCGCGTACTACGACGACCGCTTCGGCGGCGTCGTGGACCAGAACGGCGGCGCTGTCGAGCAGGACCCGGACTGGGGGCCGGACGAGGATCTCGCCAGGCGGCTCCAGGCCGCGTTCGGGGAGGCCAACCGGATCAGGCCGGGCTCGTTCCTGCCGCAGAAGATCCGGCTCACGCTCGCCGGTGCCGACCAGGCGAAGCGCACCGCCGTGCTCCAGCAGGTCGAAGACTTCGTGGCGCAGAACGGCGGCTCGATCCCCATCGAGGGCGAAGCCGAGGAGGCCGACGCCGAGCCCGTGGACGCAGAGCCGGTCGAGGAGGAAGCCGGTGCGGCATGAGCTTCACCGACGACATGACGGTCAAGCAGGCGCGCGACCTGCTCCGGGGCCTGGCGCAGAACGGCGGTCACGACTGCCCCGTCTGCACGCAGCGCGCCCAGGTCTACACGTTCGGCTTCAACGGCGCGATGGCGCGTGGGCTGATCCGCATGTACCGCACCGGCGGGCAGGACTGGGTCAACGTTCCCGATCTGGGGCTGCCCGGCGGGCACATGCTCAAAGCGCGATTCTGGAGCCTGATCGAGAAGCCGCCTGAGCTAGTCCGTGAGGACGGCTCCAGCCGCGTCGGCGTGTGGCGGCTCACGGAGGACGGCGTCGGGTTCGTCTCCAACCGAGTACCGATCCGCAGCCATGCCCGCATCTACAACAACCGGTGCTTGGGCTTTCGCGGCGATCCCGTCATGATCGTCCAGGTGCTCGGCAAGCGGTTCGACTATCACGAGTTGATGAACGGGTGAGCTTCACCTCGGATCCGCGCTGGCGGACCGAGCTTCGCTACCAGCCGGAGGCGAAGGGCGGCTCGTGGTTCGTGGACGTGCGCCGCCAGGACCGCAAGGGGATGCCGTGGCGGCTGCTGGGCACCGCGCAGGGCAAGACGCTGTCCGTCGCGCTGAGCGCCGCGTCGTCCCTCGCCAAGCGGCAGGAGATCTCCCGGCTGCCCGACCCGGACGATCCGACCAAGACCGTCCCGAAGTACCCCGAACTCGTCTGAGAAGACGAACGGCCCGCTCCCCTGGAGGAGCGAGCCGTTTCAAACGCCGGGCGCGCCGAGCCTAATCCCGACCGAGGAGAAGGGTTCCCAACGTCCCTGGCGTTGGTTAGAGCTTACAACAGGTGTTCCGAGCCTATGCCGAGGGATCCGGCGGCGGGTCCGGCGGCGGGGCCGGTTCCTGCTCGTTCGGAGGCAGTGGCGCAATCGTCTCCGCGAGCGCGGGCGTGTTGCTGGGCACGCCCTCCAGGAAGTGCTGCACCTCCGGCGGGCCGATGATCATCTCGATCCGACCGCCACCGAGATCCCAGCCCTGCGCCTGCTTGCGAGCGGCTGCCACCGAGTCGGCATCGAGGCTGATCGTGACGTTGTACTTGGGCATGCGGCTCCTCGGATCAGGTCTTGATGAAGATGTTCGCGGCCAGGAACGGTGGCCGATTCTCGTGTGAGCCGTCCGCTCCAGCGTTCTGTGTTGAGCCGACGACCTGGTGCAGGTGGCCCTGGTTGCGCGCTGTCGTCCACGCCGCAGGAGTGTTGTGGGTGTGACGTGCGGTCGCTCCGCCGGACGCGGACCAGCCCCAGCCGGGGGCGTTCCAGGCTCCGACGCCGAGCCCGTCGCGGTAGAACAGGACGGCGTGGTAGCTGCTCTGGCTGGGGTTGCCCCAGTGGCCGTGATCGGGGTAGTCACCGTCGGTGGTCATGCCGGGCACGAGGTGCTGGTGGTCGCGGTCCTCACCCTGGGACATGAAGTTGATTCCGTGGGCGTGCGTCGGGATCTGGTTGCCGTTCAGGGTGATCGCTGCCGCGCCGCCCCTCGCGCCGAGCAGCGATGCGCCCGCACCCATCAGGAACGTGTCGCGCAGGTCAGGCACGTTGAAGCTCGCGCCCGCGCCGCCGTACGCGTAGCCGATGGCTCCGAACAGTTCGGCGTAGTCCTGGACGGTGTACAGCGCGCCGTCGCAGCGCAGCCAGCCCGCCGGTGGACTAGCGACGAGCGCGGCCTTCAGGTCCCCGGCGTTGAAGGTCTCGGATGCGTCCACCTGGCCGATCATCTGCCGGATCGAGGTGATCCTGGTGCCGTTGAAGACGGCCTCCCCGACCTTGCGCCACTGCGGCTGCGTCGGCGTCGTGCCTGACGGCCTGGCGACGAGACCGAACGTGTAGTCGGTGTTGTCGGTCTCCGGCGGCGGCGGCGTGAGGTTGACCGCGAAGCTGTTCGGTGTGGCGGTGACGAAGATGTCGTACGTGGCTGCTGCCGGGCCGACCGTGGCCGAGACCGTGGCCGTGATCCAGCGCCACAGCCCGTTGATGCCGATCCCGACCTGCGCGTTGTCGGGTCCGGCGACGATCTGCACCGCGACCGGCGGGTTCGCCGGGACGACCGAGAGCGTCATGTTCGGAGCGGCGGTTGAGATGAACTCCTGCCAGGCGTTGAAGAAGCTCTCGGGGACTGGCTCGCCGTAGCGGAGGGTGCGGTGCTTGGTCACGATGCACCTATCATTCGCTCGTGACTCCGCGCAACCTTCCGATGGAGGAGCGCCTTCTTAGGCGTCTCGTGCTCTCGCCAGCGGGATGCTGGGAGTGGCAAGGATCGCATGTGCCCGCTGGCTACGGGACGATCTACGTCAGCGGCAAGATCCGAGCCACACATCGTGTGGCCTGGGAGACGTGGCGCGGAGAGATTCCGTTCGGCGTGATGGTTCTGCACTCCTGCGATAACCCGCCTTGCATCAACCCGGACCACCTGTTCTTGGGATCGCGGTCCGACAACGCACTCGACTCTGTCGTCAAGGGTCGCTGGAACCGTCCCTTGAAGCTGACGGAGGACCAGGTGCTCGCGATCCGCGCGAGTTCTCAGACGAACCGGAGCCTCGCGGCCAAGTACGGCGTGGCTCACAGCTTGATCTCGATGATCAGGACTGGCAAGCGGTGGCGTCATTTGGAGTAAGCCTATGTCCGGTGGTGGGCAGGGTCACAAAAGAGTGATGTCGAGTTCCGCGATGCCGACGAACCAGCCCTCGACGTAGCCGGGGTTGATGTCGATGTGCGCCGGGGTCACGTCGCGTACGAGGTTCCAGCCGACGCGGGCTAGCTGCATCGAGATGTTCACGTTGAGGGTGTAGGCGGCGGGCGTGTTGGGGTTGGCGGGGTCGTGCTCCAGGTAGTTCCAGTTGGTGCCGCACAGCGCTGAGATTGCGTCGATCCAGTCGAGGCCTCGGCCCTCGCCGCGCAGCCGTCCGAGGTACGCCAGGACGCGCGCGCGCCGGAGCGCCAGGTCGATGGGCGCGCCGGTCGAGTCCAGCGGGGAGACAGGCAGGCCGAGTAGCTGCTCGAAGCGGGGCAGCAGCAGGTCGGCGCTGATCGGGAAGAAGTTCGCGATGAGCGCGAGCCGGGCTGCGTCGATCCGAGCGATCTCCATGCCGACGACGCGCAGGACGGTCTGGATCTCGTAGCTCGGGCGCTCGAACTCGGGCACGTCGAGAATCAGGTCGGCCGGGTCGGGCAGCGGCGGGCTGCTGAAGATCGCGAGCGGGTCCACGGCCACGAGCGGCAGCACGACGTTGTCCACGTCCACCGGCGGCTTCGGCAGGCCGTTGTACTGGGACAGGTCGGCCTGGAGGCTGGTGGGCACGCTCCCGGCCGAGAACTCGTACTCCCACCAGGCGACGAGGCCTGAGGCGTCCCGGCCGAAGCTGCCGTAGTCGTTCGGCGTCGAGTGCGAGTCGGGGACGGCGTAGACGAACTGGATGGGCGTGACGGCGCTGACGTTGTCGCCGGGCTCGGGTAGCTGATCGGGCACACCAGGTTCGGGATGGGTCGTGTAGAAGGAGCCCTCCGGCGGCGTGTTCGCTGTCGGCGTCCCGCCGGACCCGGCCGAGGTGGTCTGCACGACGTAGCCCATCGCCGGGGCGACCTCCAGCCAGAGGAACGTCGGGTCGGCCATGGGGCTCTGCCGGTACGCGGTGATCGTGAAGTCCTCGAAGCCTGCGGCGAGCGCTGCCTGGTACGCGCCGCCGAGGCTGAGGCCTGCGAGATCGGGCGCGATGGGCATCAGGACGGTTCGGTCAGCGTTACCGTGCCGAGCCAGGCGACCTCGGGCGTGAGCCCGGCGGCAAGCTGGATCGAGCCGCCGATGGTGCCGTTGACGGTGACGCCCTCGATGTCGTGGACGCCGGGGACGAAGAAGCAGGCCTGGACGTGCTCGTAGACGACTTCGCCGCCGGGCTCCAGCGACCGCATGTAGGTGGCCAGCGAGTTGAGGATCGAGGTGCGGGTCGCGATGGTGTTCTGCGCGCCGTCCAGGCTGTAGCCGAACTCGGGGGTGACGACGCCGACGATGTCGATGTCGAGCATGACCGAGGTGGTGACCTGGACCTTCGCGCCGATGGGGGCCTGGCCTGCGCCCTGCCCGGCGATGGGGTCAAGGAACGCCTGGAGGCCGTCCACGATGCTCTGCGCGACGGGCGAGCCGTCCTTCTGCATGGCGATCACGAGCACGGTGCCCGGACCGGCCCAGACGGGGATCACGGTGACGCGTTCGACGCCCTGGCGCGCGAGCGCCCAGCGCCGGTAGTCCGACACGTTCCCGCCGCCGGTGGAGCCGACGTACGCGCCGAGGATGCGGTCGCGGAAGTCCGCGTCGGGCTCCTCCTCCGCGCCGCCCTGGAAGCGCTGGAAGTTGTTGACCGAGAGGACCGACGGGATGACCGTGTCCAGCGACGTGATCGCTCCGGCGGCGACGTTGCCGACGATGCCTGCCGTCTGCGCAATGGCCGCGAGCGTGACGCCTGAGGTGGTGTTGCGCTTGGGCTCGGTGCCCGCCGGGGTGATCGTGCCGTCGTCAATGAACGTCGTGCCGACGGTCGAGCCGACAAGCAGACCGAGCGTGTTCGGAGACAGGGCGACGTAGACCTGGTAGCCCGCCGCGCCGTCCACGGGATCCCAGGTGATCACGGCCCGGCCGGTGTTCGTGTTGATCGTGCCTGCCGTGTCCGAGGAGCCGGGCGTCTCCCCGAACAGGTTGATCGCGGTCACGTGGTAGTAGCGGGTCCCGGCCACGAGCGTCCCGCCGGTGTCCGAGGCGGACACCTGCACGTTGTCGGGGACGCCGAGCACGTCGCATGTCGTGCCGGACTCGCTGGCCTGGAAGGTGATCGTGTCCGCCAGCGCTGTCGCCACGCTGGAGGCCTGCGTCCCGGCGGCGACGAGGGTGGGCTGCGTGGCGACGAACGTCAGGTAGCCGGTCGCGGAGATGGCCGGGTTGCGCACCAGCGAGAACGTCCGGCCGTGCTCGTCCAGGTAATCGCCCCACGCGCTGGACGGGAACGCCGCCGCCGCCGTCTCGGTCATCGCGTCCCACAGCCGCGCGCACTCCATCGCCGGAGGCTGGGTCACGTCCCAGTAGAAGCTGCCCTGCCGGATGTCGATCCAGGCGACATCGTCCTCGGTCAGGCCCGCGTTCGCGTCAGCGTCCAGCCGGGCTCGCACCCGCGCAAGCGTCTCGGAGAACAGTTGGGTGAAGTCAACAACGTCGGTCATGTCTGGGCCACCGGGATGTTCTGGAACTCCAGGGACTGCGGTCCGAGCGGCGGAGCCGCGTCTATCAGGACTGTGAAGGACGCCAGCAGGGTCTCCTCAAACGGATCCTGGGAGTAGCTGAAGTTGCTCACGTCCACGATCCGGTCATGCACCAGGAGCGCGGCCGTGGCGGACTCCTGCCAGGCCTGCGTCTCGGCGTCGTCCAGGGGCACGCCCACGAGCCGCATCGGCTCATCGACGCCGTACTCCTCCTCGTAGATCGGATGCGCCGTCCTGGCCGTCCTGAGCGTCTTCTCGACCCACATGATCAGCGTGTCCAACTCGTAGACGACCTTCGGGACGGTGCCCTCCTTGACGAACTGCCCGGCCACGAAGTCGAACCGCCACGACCGGCCGAACGGCGACGGCACGTCCGTCGTCAGATCCTCGACCGGCGCGAGCGCAGCGTCGAGCGCGAGATCCGGGTTGATCAGCCCAGGGTCAGGCGGGATTAGCTCGACGTTGAGCGAGAGCGGAGTGGGCGGAACGCTGGTGCTCACTTACCCCTCGCCTGCTCTGCGTCCGCCGCGAGCGCCTCGCGCTCGGCTCGTGTCTCTGGCATCGTCGGCTGGGTCGGGACCTGCATCTCGGGCGCGGCCAGCGGGTCCTCGTTGACGCGCACGTCGGGACGGCCGTGGAGCGGCACAAGCGTCGGCTGCTGCATCACGATGGCGGGCTGCGCAGCGATGATGAACTTCAGCAGCGCGCCGGGCGAGACCTGCCAGGACGACACCTCGTCAGCCGCTGCCTGCGGGTCCTCCACGTTGATCTGGAACATCACGTCAAACAGCACTAGGCACCTCCTCCTTTGTG